GAGTAAGGATAAGTTTCAGGTAAATAATCAGCAAACACATTGTACAGTAATTTAAATTCTTTTCTTTGAGAATAATAGCAACGCTTATGTATAGCTGACATAATTTTAGAACCACGTTCTAATAAAGCAATTGTAGTTCCAACAGGAGCATTTTGATTTCCATCTCCCACTTGCATGTCTGCAATGCTAGCAAATCTTTGACCCGCTTGAACGACAAAACCTAAAAGACTGTAAAGAGTTTGTGAAGGTTCTTTGTAAGGAAGAGGTATTAATGAGTTTCTTAAATCACCATTAGGTGCGTCTATGTCTCTAAACTCACCTGGTTGAATAGGATCTGCATCATCTCTAATTCTTATTCCTCTAGATTTAAATCCTGCTGGTAGATTAGATAAAGTTCCTGCATCAATTAATTGTCTTAAAAGATCCGTAGCAGTTCTTGATAATCCACCAATCATGTGAATTAAACCAAAACCATAAAACCCTAGGCCAGGTAGAAACTTATATTGAACAAAATATTGTTTCTTCATTTTTTTAGGATCATCTTTTTCGTAGTTTCTTCTAATACCTACTACTTTTGTTGAACCTTCTTCAATCGTAACTATGTAAGGAATTTTTATTCCTGTCATCTCTCCTGAGTCATCTTTATCTTCGAAATCTTGTAAATCTAATGAAGTGTGAAACTCATATAATTTTATAACCTTATCTGCATAGCTAGGTTTCTGCCCATCCAATTCATTATATTTTTCTTTGACTCTGTCTGCTTCTGCCTCTTGAGGTAAAATATCTACATCTTTATAAAAACCAGAAACTTGTTTTTTTCTAAAATCATTATAGCTCATGTTAATCACATGACACATTCTCTCGCAGCTATCTAAATCTGTTGCCAAATAGTTAACAACTAAATCTTCTGCTGGAACAAACTTAGAAACAGGTCTATCCATTAACTCATCGTAGTAAACTTTTTTAAATGTCGATCCTGCTAAAGGTAAATAAAATAACATCTGATCATACTCAGGAGTATAATCTTCCATTTTATTCATTAACTGAAAATTCATAAACTCTTGAACACGTCCAGCTCTTGCATACTTTTCAGGACTTTCGTCTCCCATAATAATTGTTCTTACTGGGCCACCAGATGGTAACAATTCTTTAAATGCAGTTGCTTGAAATTGTGTAGCACTTTCTGCTAACAAAGGGTGGGTAGCTCCACTGGCTCCTCTAAATGGATTAGACCTTTCTTCATACTTCAGTCCTAGTAATCCTAAACCCTTAACATAAGCGTCTTCCCAATCTTTACGTGAAGACTTATCGCTTTCAAAGTCTCCCATAAGTTCGTCAGACAAAGTTTCTAAATCTCTATCATCAATAACTTCTGCTAAATTAGAATAAAATTCTATTTCAGGTAAAGCTTCTTTTGGATCAAAGTCTAAAGTTGCTCCACCGTCATCGTCCATTTGAATTTCTAATCCTTCGGGAGCCGGAACTCGTTGTCCATCAACCACAACTTCCGTTTCTTTTTTTAAAATTTCAAGTTCAGGTTTACCGCCTAGGTTTAAAGCTTTGTCTATATTATCTACCATTTTTTATTTATAGCACCTAACATGTCTTTTACAACATGTCTATTTTAGGTAAAGGCATTACGTATCCGCCTTTTCTTTTTTTATCTACGCTTTTTCCTTTTGCTTTTTCGATTTGCGATCCGAAGAAGTCCGTAAGTTTTTCGAGGTAATCACCGATATCGGACCAGCTTTTAAGCGGACTAATTGTTCCGGCTTCGTCGCTAAAGTACCTTTTATAACTCTCACCATTTTTATCTACCTTCCAGTCGTTTCTTAATTTCTCTAATTCTATCTCTGATATAGTATATTGTACAGAAAAATCAAGATCATTAGTAAGATCAGGAAAAGTGTTTTCCAAGAAATCTTGTATGTAAGGAATTACATCTGCTTTTTTTAAAGGAGAGTTTTTAATCGCCTCTTTATCCACAATAATTCTGATACCATCATTTCCATCCATTGTTTCAATTGGCTGATATCCTCTAAATATTCCATTGGGATCATTTGTTACAAAAAATTCAAAAAACTTTTTTAAAGTATCACTATCTCTTAGATTACTTGTGCCCTCTTCAACTAAATCTATACCAATATTTTTAGGGTTTTTTGTTAATTCTTTTGCTGAATTAACCCATACTTCTGTTTGGTTTAATAAATATCCCAACATCGCTCCAGCTTTTCTTGCATTTTCTTTTGATGAGAAAGTTTGTTCTACTGTGGACGGATTTTGATAAAGCTCCCATCCTCCCGTGCCATGAACGACACCAGAAAGATTTGTTCCAAAAACTTCATTAACCATTTTAATCGCTTCAGCAGTAACATCGTTATTTATTTTTTCTTGTTTAGTGACAGGTAACTCTGAGTAGTCTTCACTAAACTCTAACTGCCAAGGTGACCCATCTCCCGGAGCCACTTCCATAGAAATTCTTCTCAAGTTTCTTGTCATGGCCATTGATACATCTCCACTGGTTCCTAACTCACCTGTAAAGTCTGTTAGGTTCATCCATCCTATGGCCTGAATCTCAGCAGGTTTCCAGTCGGATTTACCTTGCCACTCAATGCTGTTTAAATAATCTGTTAACTCTCTTCCAAACATAGCTCTATTTTCATATTTGGTTCCTGTAATACCTCCCTCACTTATGTCAATTTTAATTCCTTCTGGTATTTCATATCCTAATTTTTTTAATTTATTTAAATAAGTTTTATCAACTAATCCCATATCTCTAGCGGTGTGTATATCTACCACAAAAGGAGCTCCTCCAGCTTCATCATTTCCCATTATGGATCTGACGTCTTTGTCATACCCAGCGTCTATAAAATCAGAAATTTTTTGTCCGACACCTTTTGTTACTTTTTTTTCAAAAAGAATATCTTTGATAACTTGGTTAGCCATGGGTAATCCTTTTCCTTTTATTTCGGTGTAAGGCACTCCTTGCTGCATTTGCTCGTAAATAAACAAAGTATTAGTTAAAGCACTGGTAGGTGTTTCGTTCTGTTGCCCTGATAACCAAGCAGTGGCTAACTTATCTCTTTCCGCTTTGTCACCAGCTCCAATAGAATCGAACTCATCAAAAATTTTCTTATACCAATTAGCAGCGTTAAGTATTTGCTCTTTATTCATTGTTGAATCAATTCTGTTTTTCCAATCATCAAATTCAATATTACCAATTGCTATATCAGGTAAATTAGTTCCAGGGGCTTTCAAGACTATTCTTTCGTTTTGTGGTCCTCCAGGGTAAGAGTCTACTTTTCCTTCTTTTATTTTTTTAATTCTATCTGTATGTAGTCTTAAATTGTTTTCTGTTTTATCATCAGGAAAGTTTATGCCTCCGATAAAATCAGTAAGTCCTTCTACAGTTACATCTGTAAATATTTCTTCTTCTTTTTTAATTTCTTTAGGTTCTCTTGTAAGTTCCTCTCCCTTAGTTGTAAATCCCATATTTTTATAAAATTTAATTAACTGTTTTTTATTAAGGGTTCTACTTCCAAAAGGTTGAGCTACTCCTGTGATTGTCACTCCGTTTTCATCCGCTAATTTAAATAATTCATTTAAAACATCTTTCGCGATTCCCTGTCCTTGCATCTCTACAGGAACGCCGATTGCATCTAATTCAAGAACGTTACCTTGGCCCATCGGTGCTGCTAGCTCTAATGTTGCATGTACTTTACCTTCTTTTACCAAAATAAAATTTTTATCTGATCTTTTCATGGGATCAATAGCGATTGCATATTCTCCTAGAGATCCTAATTGTTTTGGTTGAGCGATAATCATTTTCTCCCATCCCTCAAAAAATAAATCATTAGGGTCTCTTTCTATTGTATGATTTTTAACACCTGCTATTTGATTAAATATTTTTTCATTAGGTTTTAAATCTGTCTTCTTTTCTTCCGCTGTCATAATGTAGTCAGAAGGCTTAACATCAGGAGGAGCGGTAAAACCAATATCTTGTACATTAATTTTTTCATACGGAATATCAGGAGTAATCAAAGGTTCAAAATCTTGTTGTACCTCTGTAAAACCTACGTCATCGACTGTTACTTTCTTTTCTTCAGGAATAACGTCTGCCGGTTTATTTAACTCTTCATTAAATATTCTTTCTGCTTCAATATCCGATTCTTTAGGAGCATATAAAGGTCCAGCGGGTGTTTCTTGTATTCGACTAACAATCGATTGAATAGGGGTACCTGATAAAATATTTAGAATATCATCAAAAATTATTTGATTAGAATCATAGGCATTCATGATTTTCTCTGCGTTTTGTGCTCCGACAGCACTAATTAACAAAGGACCTACAATATTAGGATTAGTCGCTATTCTCTTTGTAATCTCTTTTCCAGCTACTCCTGTTAAAAAAGGGTATACCATTTACTTATCCAAACATAACCCATTGTCCAAAACTATTTTTTCATTAGTCTCAATCCAAACTCTTGCACCACAGGATAAAGGTTTAGTAGGACTATAAATAACTTTGGCAACAACATTATTATTATTATCAAAAATTTCTACATTCTTTGCATAATCATTGGACTTGGAAGTTTTGCAAGTAATCACCGGTTCTTCTGTTCCATGTTTTTTATTTGCTCGAATCTTGTGTTGGTTAATATGAATTATTTTTTTTACCATTAATCGCCTTCCACGGTTCGCGGTTCATTAGTCAATGACCTCTTGTCATCGTCTACAATCAAACCTCTATCATGAGTTATACCTTGTGAATCATACTTTTCCAACAAATCAATGAGCTCATCTTTTGACATTTGATCCATTGTTTCTTCGGATTTATTTTTCAGATCATAGAATCCTGCCACACGGCCCCTGGCCACTTCTGCGTTGATGGCTGCTGAGTAGTGCTTGTCATCGCGGGCCTCGTCCCGCATTTCTTTTAATGCTGTCAAATGAGAAGCCATCGAGACACCTGATGTCTCATACAGATCTTGTTTCATTTCGTTTACTGCTTCCACAATATAGGGGTTAATTTTTGGATTTAATAATTCGTGCGCCGTTTGTCGGGCACGATTTTGAGAGTACCCCGCCATGCGGGCCGCCTCGCTTGCGGAAATTTTGCCTGTTAAAGTTTGTTGGACGTAGTTCGTGACGAACAACATTTGCTTGGGCGTTAGCTTTTGTTTGAGTCTTCTATCCTCAGGATTTATTTTTTTAACCGTTATAGTATTCATAGTTTCGTTTACTCCTTGGTATATAGTCATCTTCGTCATCAGCTAATTCCACCAAGTTTCCTTGACGATATCTTAACAAAGCCAATGTCATTGCGTCAACTAAATCATCATGTTCTCCGAAAGGAAAGGATGCACACTCTTCCATCATTTCAATTGCAAATTCGTTATCGGACCGCCACACGTGGCCCGCTTCGAATATAGGGGCGACTGTATTTACACGGACATGTTTGTCCTGACCGCGGTTCGGGGAATAGGCAGTCGCATACACGCCAGCTCGTCTAAGCTCATGTATCAAGGGCATTCCGGTTGCCTTTGCTTCAATAATTACTAATTCAGGGTCGTGGTACCTAAGATTTTCCATAGCCATTTTTTTGAGCTCAGGAAAGTCCCATCGACCTTTGTCGATATCTAGCAAAATAATATGAGGCTCGTCACCCTCGTTTGGATAGAATATTCCCCAAGTAGCAATAACAGAATAGTCCGCAGTTTCTTTTTTTGAAAATGCAGTATCGTATGTTTGAATTTTAAAGTAACACTCAGGTATATTAGGTTTATCCCACACTCTCCACCACTCACGTTTAATAATACTGGTTCCATCATAAGTAGGGTTTTGTTGCCACTGCGCGTTCCACTTACTAGGAACAAGGGATGCTTTTACTTTGTCTAGTTCTTCGAGTTTCCAATACTGAGGCCAAATAGGTTTTCTTTTTTCTTCATCCTCATCTTCTAAGATAGCAGGAAATTCTACCAAATCCCATTTATCAGCTTTAAGATCTCCCATCTTTTTTACAAGTTGTGCAGTTAAATCTTTTTGAGACCAGCGAGTCATCACAATAGCTATTGATCCACCAGGTTGTAAACGTTGTCTAGGTCCTGAGGTGTACCACTCATAAGCGTTATCCATAGCAGTGTCCGATAATGCGTCTTGTTCTGAATGTGGATCGTCAATAATTAACAGATCAGCACCACGACCGGTGATTGCACCACCTACACCTGCTGCAAAGTATTCGCCTCCATGATTCGTTTCCCAACGACCGGCAGCTTGGTTATCTGTTCGCAACGTTACACCAGGGAATATACGTTTATATTCTTTTGTATTCATTAGGTTACGAATTTTTCTACCAAATCTAACTGCAAGTTCACCAGTGTGAGTTGCTTGAATAATTTTTAATTTTGGATTAAGTCCCATCATCCATGCCGGAAACAAATAACTAGCGAATTCTGACTTTGTGTGTCTAGGTGGCATATTAATTATTAAGCGACAAGCTTTGTCGGTAGAAAATTTTTGAAATTTTTCTGATGTTCGTAGATGATGTGGTCCTTCGACAAATTCTGGCCACACCGCTTTAACAAAACGCATAAAATTAGTGCGTGCACCCTCTTGTTCGATCTTTTGACGAAGCAAAACCATTGCTTTTAGCTGCTCTTTGTCTAGTGTTTTGTATTTTTCAATATCCATATACAGATTTCATCCTATGACTGTGAAAATGTTGCTCACCATTGCCCTCGCCTGTAAGCGCACGGGCCATTTTTCGTGGGTGGGGGGTAGATTTTGTTCGTATTCTGTTCGTTTTTCTCTAAGTACCTAGCGTTCCACAATGTGGAACAAAAATTTGTTGCATAATATACAGTATCGGCCCTTTTTACCCCTATAAAAGCCTTATTTTTCAACGTTTTTGTAAAATCACTCATTATTATCGGACCCACCTACCACATCTAGTATGTCAGAATTTAGCTGTGCACTGAGCGCACACCAATTTTCGCGATCAGCGGCCCGCGCGCAAGGTTCAGCGGTGCTCGCACCGTCCAAAAAATCAAAATCTTTTGATCTATACAGGAAAACTTCTCTTGAAGAGAGGGCCCTCTGCAAGATAAACATCCCGTCAAAAATTTTAGAATATTTGTGATGAAAAGCTTTTTGATGGGGTCTGAGATTTTGTAACAATTTTTCACGTTCACATACCTTACACTCCATAAACAAAACTTCTCTATTCTTATTAAATAAAATTAGATCCGGAAAACCGTTAATTGTAGTAGTTTCAATGCGAATTGGATTAAATTCTGCTAACTTTTCTTTTACCATTTTATATAAATTCTTTTCAGGTCCGGCCATAAATACACCGTTACATTATTTCATAATGTGAAACAAATCAACTATACCAAATCGTTACTAGAAGTTTTTCCAAAATTATATATTTAAATAAAATTTATCTTAAAAACAGCCTAATGCCCAAGGGAAGATGGAACACTTGGTACACTTCTCAAAACAGAAGTGTGGACAGGTTTTGCTATATTTTTCAACTATTATAGACGAATGGAACAGTGCCACACTTCTTTTTTATAAAAACTTTTTTTTATTTTAAATTTTTTCAAAAAAACTCTTGTACCGTTCCAGTGTTCCACTCTCCGCGGTCCACCAACCTATTAAAACGAACAAAGCACGAACAAAACCCTGGTGTTCCACAATGTGGAACAAACCGTTTTAACCTACATTTTTTAACCGTAGAGATGTACCATAAAATATCATACTTAATCATACAGAAAGAACCCGTCAACCTATCTCTACAGCTCTTAAAACCGTTTTTATTTTTCCCTCATTTTCTAAACCATGTTATACAGTACCATATTTTACCATATAAGAACCCTACAGAGCGTTCTAATATACAAAATGAAAGCTAACTTAAAATAAAAAACTTGACACCTCTAAACCTCTTAAAACCGGTCGGCGTTCCGCGGTCCGAGAAAAGCGATAGGAATTTAATCGATAATTAATTCCCCTATATTTTTCAACGTTTTAACTAACCTGTGGATAACTTCACTTAGATGCGACAATAGTGACC